CCTTTGTGTCGAAAAATTCTTTACTCCACGAGTTGTTTCGTAAACGCGCGAATTTCGCAAGGATTGGGATTCGGTCGCTGAACGATTTGATGTGATAGGGTTCGAACGGTTTCTGTGTGAATGGGGACTTCTTCAAGGTGTTCAAACTGCGACGTTCATACACATATTTCACACCACTGTTCACCATGTCCGTGAGTAAAAATACTTTGTTCTCGACTCGGTCGTTTGACGTGGGATGCATGAGTCGATTCAAGAAGACGACGTCCTCGTTCCTCGTACGCGTGCGTTCCGGTGAAGAAGGTGAACCGTACATGAGTTTCAGCCGTGCGAGCGTGTTCGGAGACATGGTTCGAGGTCGAGGTCGAGGTCTGTTTGGCGTTCTCCGCGGTCCCAACCATTCCAATTCCCGTGTGGTGAGGTTTCGACCCAACGCCGCACGGAACGTCAGTTCGGGATTTTCTTGGCGCTCGATTCTATTGTTCGTGTACGTTGACCCAAGGACATTTCTGATTTCCTGGAAAAAATTCTGTCGAGTCATATACCATAGGCACATACTAATTTTTTACATACTAATGAAAGTGTCACACATTAGTATGTGTCACTGATTTTTAAAAATAATTTTCATACGATTGACAGGATCCAAAATCATCACCAACTGTAAACCTAACCTAAAATTTTTTATATACATACTAATGAAAGTGTCACACGTTAGTATGTGTCACTGATTTTTAAAAATAATTTTTTTTAGGATCGATCACATCTCATACGATTGACAAGATCCAAAATCATCATCAACTGTAAACCTAACCTAAAATTTTTTACATACATACTAATGAAAGTGTCACACATTAGTATGTGTCACTGATTTTTAAAAATAATTTTTTTTAGGATCGATCACATCTCATACGATTGACAAGATCCAAAATCATCATCAACTGTAAACCTAACCTAAAATTTTTTACATACATACTAATGAAAGTGTCACACATTAGTATTGATCATGAATTTCTAAAAATAATTTTTTTTAGGATCGATCACATCTCATACGATTGACAAGATCCAAAATCGTCACTAACTACATGTAAATAAAAACAAAACGCACTTTACATGTAATGCACGAGCACGATGTTCGCGCGTGGGCCGAACGCATCTATGACACCCTCGGACCTGGCTATAACGAGTGCGTGTACCACAAGGCGATGGAAGTGTTGTTGAGAAAGCAAGGTGTACAATACGAGAGTGAACGCATTGTACCCATTGTGTTCGAGGGGCACACGATAGGCAATGTGAGAAGCGACATCATCGTCGACGGTGAAGTGGTCTTGGAGTTCAAATCGGTTCGGGTGTTGACGGACGCGGCGGCGCTTCAGACGCATAACTATCTTCGTCTGACTGGTCTGTCCCTTGGCTATCTGATAAACTTTGGTCATCAGAAGCTTGAAGTTGTGAAAATAATAGCATCATTGGAAACGCCCGCGCCATGACTTCGTAGCTCTGTTGGGACTCGTGTCTGTATCGTTCGGGGTCTCGGAGTCCTTCTTGGAGGATGTATTTGGCGCGCTCGAGATGGAAGATGACTTCTTTAATGCAAAAGTCCATTGTTCTCATAGCACATCTAGTTCTTTAATATCACACCGTGGGTATGAATTCCCATCGCAGGTCCTGGCATATTCTTTTCCATATGACATCCTGTTGGTACAGTTTCTCTTTGGACTTGAGTAATGGAAAGTACTGTAGATACTCATCTTCCGAGAGCAGTTGACAGAATTTGTAGAGGACGTAGCTGTACGACAAAAAGTTTTTCCTATCCTTTGGGCAATTATCGTCGAATGGTTTTTGAATCTGTATGAACATCATGCGCAACCGTTCTTCGAGGGTCTGCGACATTTTGGGTGGTTTGATGCCGTTGAGCAGGTTGGTTATGTACGGCGTGTGTTCGTAGTACTTGTTGTATTTCAACTTTTTCAACAAGCCCCTGACTTTCGTGTGCGTTATTTCACTCATCTTTTTGATTTTCATCTTCTTGAGTTCCGCTCGCAACTTTTCCACCACTTCGTCGGGAATCGTGGTGCTCTCCTGGGCCTGGAACTGCGACAGCCATTCGTTGAAGTGATTCTCCCTCTTGTAGCTATAGTTGATGATTTTCGACGTCTCCTGTTCTTCCTTGTACGTCAACTCGTCCGAAATCAGTCTCGTGAGCACCATGCCACACCCATCGCACACCAGTTCGCTCGTGTCGTGGCAGTGGATGACGTTGCTTTCTCTCGCACACGCGTCGCACGCGTCGATGCGTCTGTTCTCCACCTTCCTCGCGAGTGGTTGGTTCTCGACTTCTATGAGATAGTCCGTGTACAGGCTCCCTCTCGCCAACCCCGCGGTCTCTTTGACGTTGAACACGTTATCCGTCGTGGACGACGTCTCTCGCTCTTCTTCGGCGTACTCATTCATGTATGGCATGCACTTGATGATGTATTGGCTCATTTCTTCTTCGTACGCCGCCTTCTTCGACGGGTCGCCTTCAATCAATGTGTTCCACTCATCGATTTTATTATTGAAGCGACTTAAAAAATTGCCCTCCATAAATATGTAAATGTCAAATCTTTTAACTAACGTTATAGTTTGGGCCTACGGCACCTATCGTCGCATCTTCCGCACACGAAACTACGCCGTCTCTCGCGTGTTCCTGGAATACTACGTGGACCCCGAACGCAAGTACGAAATCTGCGACTTTTTCTGGGCGAACGAGGAAAAGCACTGGGAGGATGAGCACGAATTTTACATCGACATCACGCACAGTGTGTTCCGCGAGACGGAAATCCCGCAGAACGTCACCAAGACCATCGTCCGCGTGCACTACTGGTACGACGACGTGCGCTACAAGCACTGCACGTACGACCTCGATTTCCAATGGCCCCCCACGCCTCCCAAGACCGTGCGCTTCTCCATTCCCATCCTGAGCGCCGTGCTCGTGGACGAGGACGACAAACCGAAGAAGGACGTGACGCAAAAAATCAAGCGCTACGCCGGTCCTCACGGCGATTTCCACGGCGAATCCGTGCGCATCGCGGATTTACTGTACTACGACGACGAGACGCTTCGAAAGGAGTATCCGAAAATTCAAATTACAAACGCCCTCGGGGTGAAGACGACGGTGTCTACCATCGATGGCTACACCATAGCCTTAGTGGCCAAGTAAAACTTCAACTGACCCAAGTTGGCCACGTTGTATTGTAATATCAAGAACTGACTTTCTTGCAACAGTTGCACCGACGCACACATCCCCGTCGCCTTCGTGAAGATGTTGAGATATTTCAGGGAAAACACCCCGGAGATGGATTCGGGCACTTCTTCGACCGTCTCTATGACTGTTTCTTGATTGGCGAAATCCCCTTCGCACGTGAGGGTCATGAGATTCCTATGTCGCGCGATGGCCATGTCGGACCCGATGTTCGCCATGTCTCGACATATTCTCTGAAAGTCCACGCTTTGCATCGTCGTCATGCACGCGCACTTGAGTTCGGGGACTTCTATCCTGTGTTCGTCGATGTCCAGGAGTTTGAGTTGAAACTTCGACTTGGTCTTCTTCGCTTCACTGAGAATTTCAATGTTCATGAACTCCTTGGACGTGATGGACATGGTCAGGATGTCGTTGTTCGTGATGCTCTTGAGGAGCTTGAACGTGTTCGCGATGTTTATGCCGGCGATGACACCCCCCTCCTCGGGGCATTCGTACTCCTCGAAGTTGTCAGCGGACAAGTGGAGGTCGACGAGACTGGAGCGCGCGGTGTCCAAGGTCACGATGGAGACCCCTGACGATGTGAAATAGACGTTGACGTCGTTGAGGATTTCTTTAAGTACCTCGCATACCGATTTCACAGCGGTGGATTGTATGGTCACCAGGCGCATCTTGTGTGTGTGTATATGACAAAAGAACTATTTCTTTATTTGATTGAACGCATCGCTCACGCTTTGGTTTATCTTCGCTTCGAGTTCGGGCGTCATCGCCGGCTGCATGGTGGACCCATATCTGTCGAGCTCGAACGCGCCACCACCGTTCCTGACCTCTTCGTCGTTCTCCAGGGACGTCATCGAACACGAGAACCCCGCGATGTCGTCGAACGACACGTCTTCGTTCGGCAGGAGGGACATCAGCCACGCCTTGATTTCTGAACCCACGAGAATTTTCCCATTCTTCGTGAGCATGGTCGGGACGCGCGTGATTTTCTTTTTGTATTCAGGCGGAATCCCTTGTCGGTTCACGTCGTGATATTGCACGAGCTGCGCCAACTGCGGACGGGCTCGAACGAAATCGATGAGCTCCCGGCTGTGTTGACACTTCGGACTGAATATCAATAAAGACATCTCTAACTACTTTACAGGAGATTATTTTCTCTAAAAATATTAACGCAACCATGCTCTTCTGGATGATCATTTTGGCAGTGGCCGTGGCGTGGTGGTACATGTCGCAAGAATCAAACAAAGAAAAATATACCCTCGATGATCCAAAGTACGACACGTCGTCGTACACCGAGGCCGAGGCCGTGGTGGACCACGACCTGATGGAACAACTCGTCCTCGCGACGAACGAGGAAATCACCAGACGCACGGACGATTGTTCGTACATCATCGAGACCACCGCGGTCAAGCGCTACGTCAAGAGCGGCAGCCCGGACGTGTACAAGTGCATGTTCATGTGCGTGCGCGCCAAGGGATTCGCCTATGGATTCTCCGTGGTGTCCACGCTGTCCGTCAGGGGGGACGACGTCCGAGTGCTCTCGGTGCGTTCGCAACCGCTTCAGGTGGACGCCCCTACCGACGTGAGCCCGTACGTACAGGACGTGGCGCGGGAGTTCCTGGACTTTGACATCGTCAAGGAAAAGTCCGCACCCACCGTGGGTGAGTTAGATGCGGCTAAAGAAAACCTACAGTAAATTTTAGATGCCGATAGACATCAATGAGGTACGTAAGCTCGATGTGAAACGCAAAGAGATACGTAAAGAGATATACACACGCATTTACGAACAGTTTGAACGGAAGATTCGTCAACAGGTGGAGCTCGGACGGGACAAGTACGTGTTCCTGCGCGTGCCATCCTACGTCATGGGCTACCCGAAGTTCGACCGCGAGGCCGCCGCTCGGTACTTGGTGCGACAGTTCGCGCGCAGTGGGTTCGACGCGCAACACGTGGGTGAAGTGGACGTGTTCGTCTCGTGGCACCCGAAGGTGAAGACGAAGAAATCACGACCGGCGGCGGGGGCGGCGTCGGTGGAAGTGGAACTTCCAGTGGAGTTCCCGACCCTGATGAATTTGAAAAAAGCGGCGAGTGCGTACAAGGCTGGGTAAAATTATTCCAGCCCATTGTAATATGGACGTGCTCGTCGAAGCGAAGAAGGAATACCTCGGCCAACTGTGCATCATCATGGTTCCCGCGATGATCGAGACGTTTGAAAACATGTACAAAGAGGCCGTGACGATGTGCAAGGGGAAGAAGGTGCTCATTCAATTTCAAAAACTTTTAAAGGAAGTGCCGAACTGGTCCAACGCCATGTCCAAGCAGCACAGCGACAACATCTCGAACCGGTGCGCGTGGTACAGCGACCTCCTCGCCGCGGTCTTCGTGGCGTGCACGAAGATTCTCAGCTCCGTGCGCCTCAACAGCAATGGTCAGAAAATCAGTCTGAAGCTTCCAGCGACGGAAGTGTTCATTCAGACGTGCTACAACAACGTCGCCAAGGACTTGTACAAGGACCCGTACGTGTACCACGACGAACAGAGTGAATACGCCAGGGACGATACGCTCACGACGCGCATGACGCTGTGCATCGAAAACACCGTGAAGGAACTGATTCCAGTGCAACAAATCCTTCAGACGTACATGTCGTCGCAAAATGCGGAGAAGGACATCGAGCTCGGTGACGAGGCCACGGACCTCGAGGACCCAGAGGAAGTGTACGACGAGCCCGAGCCGGAACCCGTGGCCGAGCTGGAACCCGTGGCCGAGCCGGAACCCATGGCCGAGCCGGAACCCATGGCCGAGCCTGAACCCGTTGGTTTGGAGAACGAGTTCAAGACGATTCCCGACGTTCCCGCGCTGCAGCAGCAGGAGGAGGAGGAGGAGGAGGAGGAGGACGGTGTCCTCTTCAGCGATGCCCCTGACCGTCGACGTTAGGAAAAAGAAAACCTATGCTTAATGTAATATGGAACTCAGTGATTACCTTCGAGACCCGTTCAGTGCGGCGCTCATCGGCGCAGCCATCACGGCTGGCTACGTCCACCTCAAGGCGCAACTCAACAACGAGGGTAAGTTGCAGCTCGCGCAGTACACCAAGCCGGCGGCGCTCAACGCGATTTTGATTTATTTCATCGTCTCCAATGGTCTCGGACAACGTGAGACCATTTCCACGGACCCATTTTAACATCGCTTAAAGATTGTATGACATAATAACACAGAAACCCCACGATGGCTTCTGTTTCGGCGTTTAACGAAATGATGGCAAACTTTTTGTCCGAGCTCGCGCGGGCTTTCCCAGAAGAGAAGGGGATTAAGAAGTTCGAGACATCGTTCGACCTGCTCCGAAAGAGTAACCCGAGAAAAATTGTAGAGACGTACATGGTGGGCATCGGCCCATACGCCGATCGCATCTCCGCGCGCGACGAGACCCTCCTCGATGAGGACATTGGATTCCTCAACGACCTTAACATGAAGGCGAACTGGGGAACCGCGAGCGAGGGCACTCGAAACGCCATCTTCCAGTACCTGCAGACGCTGTACATGCTCGGGGTCACGATCACGAGCATCCCCGCGGATACGTTGAAGGCCATCGAAGGTTTGGCAAAGGACTGCGCATCTAAGATGCAGACCGATGGAGGGGGCATCGACCAGGGGGCGTTGATGAACATGTTAGGTGGGTTGTTGAAAAAATAAACCTTTTGTTATATTAAATGAAACCCTGGTTTGAAGATTTCAAGGAGCTGATTCGTTCCGATATGGTTTTCAAGTTTTGGCCAACGAACGAACAGTCCCCAGCCGAACGCGTGAACGCGACGTCTCGATTCATCATCTACGCCACGTGTATCATCTATCTCATTCGACGCGACCCGCGTATTTTCGTGCTCGGCGCCACGGTGTTGGGCGTCCTCGTGGTCATGTACCGTTCTAAAATGGTGAAGACCGGCAACGGCCCGAGACCGGAGGGGTGTCAATTACCCACGAAGGACAATCCCATGGCGAACGTGCTCATGACCGATTACACGGACAACCCCGAACGCGAACAGGCGTGTGTGCACGACTCTGTGAAATACCCAGTACACGGTGCTCGCTACGACAGTGGGCGTTCGCGCACGACGCACCCGGAATACCGTCGTCGCGCGGCGGAACGTCAATTCGTGAGCATGCCCGTCACTGAAATCCCAGGAGACCAAACGGCCTACGCGGAGTGGTTGTACGGACCGAAATTCGGGCCGATGTGCAGGGGTGGCGACATGTACGCGTGCAATCCGAACGCGCGCGGTGTGCAATTGGAGGCGTTTTCTGGCATCGATTCCGATGGGGACAGGCGATAATTAAAAATCTCCACTAACATTAATAATGGCTTATCAGCTTCAACCCGGACTCACGATCGTCGAAAACACGGGTGCGCTCCCGGTGCGTCGTGCCACTGACGACGTGTTCGTGTACCCTCAGCCGAGCACTCTCAACACGGCCTACGGTGGTCGACCGAACACGATGTTGTACGGCACCGCCCCGTTCATGGCTGGTAAAGGGTCGCCGGCGCAGTTCATCGACACCTCCGACAGGTTGCGTCCTCAGAGCACGTCTCGATTCAACAAGCCATTGGTGCAGACGTACGAGAAAAACTTGTACCCGCTCAACGACATGACGTGTAAACTTCCAGTGCGCACGATGGCGTTTGAACCAGCCAGCACGCGCGCGGACGCACAAAACGAATTGTTCCAGCAGCGATATGCGATTAAGAAATAAAAAATAATATTAGTAACCAATAAGAATGGCAGACCCCATTTCGATCGCAGCCGTCGCCGCTTTGGTGTACGCCGGAAAGGTGTTGAGTTCGCCCACGCCGCCACCGACGCCGACGCCGACGCCGCGGCCGCGCGCAGTCGACGTCGAACCCGACATGGACGACCCGGAGGATTTCATTGCGTACAACGAGAGTAAAGTCGAGGTTCCGAATTTCGGGGACATAACCCCACAGCAACGGTCGTCAGGTGGTGAGATTTTGGACATGCGCAACCGCCTCTATGATCAGGGGAAGATGAACAACTTATCCCCCATCGAGAAACAAATGGTTGGTCCGGGTTTAGGTTTAGCCCCAGAAGTCCCAGCGGCCGGTGGGTTCCATCAACAGTACCGGGTCATGCCCACGAACGTGGGCGAGTACAAGCTCACGCAACTCGCCGGACGCACCAATCACGGTGCGGACACGATGGGTGGGCGTCGCGGCGTCTTGGGTGAAGTGGCGAAGAATCGCCCCGAACGCACGACCGAACTGTTGGACCGTCTCCCGCCGACCCGCGGTCGGGCGCAGGGCATGAGTGCCATCACCCCGAGACAAGAGCACGAACGCACGAAGCGCACGACGAACCGGTCGGAGACGGGTCTTCGCACCGATGGGTTAGAGGTGTCCGCGCCGAAGCGTTTCACGTCGGCGATGACCATCGCGCAAGAGCCCACGAGAAACAAGAGCGACCTGTCGGATGCGCAGTTCCAATTCAACGACCGCGCGCAGCCGGGGATTCACAGCTTCCATGGGGCGTACGTCAATTCCGTCGCGGTCAAGGCGGCGCAG